CGACGCTCTTCCGATCTTGTACATTTTTTCTCGCGCGAAAATAACGATTAAAAGAAAGGAGTAATTTTATTGGAATATAAAGGAATTCAATACCTACGTAGAAAGCTTGCTTTGACTAATTCTAGAGTGGATTTGAGGTATAGTCAATATGCCATGAAATTCAATGATGAACAATACGGAATTACTATTCCAAAAGAACTGAGATTTCAATATAGGTCAGTCTTAGGTTGGTGTACAAAGGCCGTTGACAGTCTTGCTGATAGATTAGTGTTCAGAGAATTTGAAAAAGATGATTTCAAGGTAAATGACATCTTTAAACAAAATAATCCGGATATATTTTTTGACAGTGTGATTTTATCTTCACTTATAGCATCATGTAGCTTTGTGTATATCTCAAAAGTTGGGGAGGATATCCCACGACTTCAAGTAATTGAAGCTAGCAACGCTACAGGAATACTTGATCCTATCACAGGACTATTAACAGAAGGTTATGCAATTCTTAAAAAAGATGAAAATGGTAAAGCACTGTTAGAAGCTTATTTCACGGATAAAGAAACTGTAATTAATGATAAGAGAACAGGTCAATCAACAGTAATTGCAAATACTGCTGGTATTCCATTGTTAGTACCTGTTATTCATGCACCGGATAGCGTAAGGCCTTTTGGTAGATCAAGAATAACAAGGTCAGGAATGTACTATCAAAAACTAGCTAAAAGAACACTAGAACGTGCTGACATTACAGCTGAGTTTTACTCATTCCCTCAGAAATATGTGTTAGGAATGGATTCTGATGCTGAACCTCTTGAAACATGGAAAGCAACTATATCTAGCATGTTACAAATTACATCAAGTTCAGATGGTGACAAACCAACAGTAGGACAATTTACTACTCCGTCAATGTCTCCGTTCACAGAACAACTAAGAACAGCTGCAGCTTTATTTGCTGGAGAAACTGGACTTACACTTGATGATTTAGGTTTTATTTCTGATAATCCGTCTTCTGTAGAAGCTATTAAAGCAAGTCATGAAAATTTAAGACTTGCTGGAAGAAAAGCACAACGATCAATAGGAAGCGGACTTTTAAACGTTGCATACGTTGCTTGTTGCTTAAGAGATGATTTTAAATATAATCGTGGTCGATTTATTGACACCGTGCCAAAATGGGAACCATTATTTGAGGCTGACGCTAATATGCTTACTTTAATTGGTGATGGTGTTATTAAACTTAATCAAGCATTACCAGGTTATATTGATTCTAATGTGATTAGAGATTTAACTGGTATTAAAGGAGATATGAACGCTAAACCTAAAATAGAGGAAGTAGAACAAAAAACTACTAACTCAGAGGATAAGCAACAAAATAGAATCATTTCTACATATGAAATCACTTCTTTATTGAATAACTACCAAAAAGGAGTACTTTCAAAAGAAAATGGAATACTATTACTAACCTCAACTGGAATGAGTAAGCAAGAAGCAGAAGCTATGATTAATAAAACGGAAGTTTTGGAGCAGGTAAATGAGTAATGATCTATTAGGACGTATTACTCAAACGTTCGAGAAACGCTTAAATAAATTAAATATTAAAGCAACCTCCTATGAGGATGTTAATGATTATGCAGTGGCTTTAGGAGAAATCCTAACCACTGCTTTTAATATCCATATTACTGAAAATCCTGGAGAGATTATTGAACAAATTCTTAATGACAGATTAAAAGAGAATCATAGGTTGATTACTGATTTTGGTAGAATGGTTCAAGATATTTTGAATAAACAAGCTAAAATTGGCTTGGAAGCTCAAATACCTGAAGTAAATCAAAGTAGAATAGATGGTTTAGTTGGCAAAATAACAGAGGGAGATTTTGAACAGTCAAAATGGTTGTTAGGTTCTCCTATTGTTAACTTTAATCAGTCTGTTGTAGATGATATGGTTCGTAAAAACGCTGAATTTCATTTTCGTTCTGGAATGAGTCCGAAAATCATTAGGAAAGAAGTAGGGAACTGTTGCAAATGGTGTAAAAATTTAGTTGGTACATATAAATACCCAGATGTACCGAAAGACGTATATAGACGACATAGAAATTGTAGGTGTACGGTTGAATATATCCCTAAAAAAGGTATAAGGCAAGATGTTCACACTAAAAAAGTTAAACATGAAACAAAAGAAGAAGTGAAGGAATTACCTTATGTAAGTGTGACAAACGAATGGTTGAAAAGTTTCAGTAGTAAAGCAAAAGTTTTAGAGCAAAAATTTTGGGAAGAAAACGGAGTTAGATACACTCTAGATGATCCTAATGTTAATTTGAATCCTTCAAAATCTGAATATCATGTTGCTAGGTGGATAACAAAAAATCTTGGTAAGGATATTACATTAGTTCCTACAGTATCAGGTAAATATGTGGGTGTACGAACTCCTGATTACTTAATTAATGGTGAAAGATTTGACTTGAAAGAGTTAGAAGGTAATGGGAAAAATACTGTAGATACACGAGTACATAAATCAAAAGGACAGACAGAAAATTTTATTTTTGAGTTGTCTAAAACGGATATGTCTATTGAGGAATTTAAAAGACAGTTATATGATGTTTATCTTTTAAAAAAAAGAAAAATAAATACATCTATTGTAATTAAAGATGATAAATTAATTGATATTTGGCAAAAAAAAGAATAGTACCCGCTCTCCAGTGGGAATGCGGTTACTATTTCTATTTAATATCATTATATCATGTTTTTAAATAAAATACAACATTTTGTCCTGCCGTATGACAAAAAACTAGGCAGATTGGAAAGGAGCGACTGAATGACAAAGAAATTTGGTAAACAAACTCCTACTCAATCGGTGATTTTAAACTATAACGAAAGTAGATATCAAGAAGCTGTAGATCTATATCAAAGAACAGGATTATTAATTTACGATTGGCAGTTGTATCTTTTAAAAGACATCATGGCAGTTGATGAAGAAGGACTGTGGACGCATCAGAAATTTGGCTATTCGTTGCCACGTCGTAATGGTAAGACTGAAATTGTATATATTCTTGAGATTTGGGCCTTACATCAAGGAATCAATATTTTACATACAGCACATAGAATTAGCACCTCTCATTCGTCTTTTGAAAAGGTTAAAAAATACCTTGAGAGGATGGGATATGTAGACGGAGAGGATTTTAATTCTATACGTGCTAAAGGTCAAGAAAGAATTGAACTATATTCAACTGGTGGAGTTGTTCAATTTAGGACTAGGACTAAAAATGGTGGACTTGGTGAAGGTTTCGATTTAATGATAATCGATGAGGCACAGGAATATACGATTGAACAAGAATCTGCTTTGAAATATACAGTAACGGATAGTAAGAACCCTATGACAGTTATGTGTGGGACACCTCCTACACCAGTTTCAATAGGAACTGTTTTTACTAAATATCGTGAAGCTTGTCTATTCGGGAAAAGTAAATATTCCGGATGGGCAGAGTGGTCTGTAGAAGACGAAAAAGAAATAGACGATGTTGAAGCTTGGTACAATTCGAATCCATCGTTAGGATATCACCTAACTGAAAGAAAGATTGAAGCTGAGCTTGGTGAAGATAAGCTAGATCACAATGTTCAACGTCTTGGTTTTTGGCCGTCGTTCTCTCAAAAATCTGTAATCAGTGAGAGGGAATGGGACGGTCTTTTATTGTCTGAAAAAGTAGATTTTAAAGGCAAGTTGTACGTTGGTGTTAAATACGGGAATGACGGAACTAATGTAAGCATGAGTATTGCTGTTAGGACTAATGATGAACGTATTTTTATTGAAACCATTGATTGTCAAAGTTTAAGAAATGGGAATATGTGGCTGATTAACTTCTTGAAAAACGCTGATGTAGCAAACATCGTTGTGGACGGTGCAAGCGGTCAGAAGATGTTAGAAGAGGAGTTAAAAGACTACAAAATAAGAAATATTATCTTACCAACTGTTAAGGAGATAATCACAGCTAACTCAGTTTTTGAACAAGGTATATTCCAAAAGACTATTTGTCACAACGGTCAACCTTCACTTAGAAAAGTAGCTACTAACTGTGAAAAACGTAGCATCGGGACTAACGGTGGTTTTGGATATAAATCACAGTTTGATGATATGGATATTTCGTTATTGGATAGTGCATTGCTTGCACATTGGGCTTGTCATTCTATCAAGCCTAAGAAAAAACAAAGGATAAGCTATTAATTAGCTTAAATTACCGAACGGACGGGTAATCCGGATATAAGGAGATTTAAAATGACAGAATTTAAAGCAATTGAAACTCAAGAACAATTAAATGCGATTATCAAAGCAAGATTAGATCGTGAGAAAGAAAAGTATGCTGATTATGATCAATTAGCAGAAAAAATTAAAAAATTAGAGACGGAAAATACAAGCTTGAAACAAACTATCACTGATAAAGAAACAAGTGAAAGCACAACAGCTAGTAAAATAGCTGACCTTGAAAAAGATGTAACTGCTTGGAAACAGAAGTCGCTTAAACAGCAAATTGCCATGAAAAATGGTTTACCTTTTGACTTAGCAGACAGACTTCAAGGAGATAGTGAGGAAAGCTTGAATGAAGATGCTGAACGTCTAGCATCGTTAGTTAATGTAAAAAATTATACACAGCCGTTAGCAGATAAAGAACCTAATTTTGAATCAAAAGGAACAGATGCTGCATGGCGTGAAGTTGTTAAAAATTTAAAATAAAAGGAGAATAAAACATGACAGAATCAACAGCAATGAAACAAGGTACTTTATTTAGTCCAGAGTTAGTAACAGAAATTATGAGCAAAGTGCAAGGTCGTTCAACACTTGCAAAATTATCAAATCAACAACCTATTCCATTTAACGGAACAGAACAATTCATCTTCAATTTAGAAGGTAATGCACAAATCGTAGGTGAAGGTGGATTAAAAGGAGCTGGAAAAGCTGTAATTACATCTAAAGTAATTAAACCTTTAAAATTTGTTTATCAAGCACGTATTACAGATGAGTTTAAATATGCTTCTGAAGAGAAAAAATTAAACTTTTTAAAACATTATGCAGATGGATTTGCTAAGAAAATTGCAGAAGCTTTTGATATCGCAGCTATCCACGGGTTAGAACCTAAATCTTTAGAAGATGCAAGTTTTAAATCTACTAACTCATTTGATGGATTAGTTACGGGAAATGTTGTACCTTTTAACGCTGCTTCAATTGATGAAAATATTGATTCGGCAGTTCAAGCTATTGTTGCTACTGATAATGAAGTGACGGGTATAGCAATGTCACCAGTAGCAGGTCAAGCAATGTCTAAAATTAAAGTAAAAGACGTTGTTCAATATCCAGAGTTTAGATTCGGACAACGACCAAATAATTTCTTTAATATGGATTTAGATATTAATAAAACGTTAACAATAAAAGGTGGAACAGCTAAGAAAAACCACGCTATTGTTGGGGATTTCCAAAATAGATTCAAATGGGGTTATGCTGAGAACATTCCTATGGAGATTATCGAATACGGAGATCCAGACGGTACAGGTCGTGACTTAAAAGCGTACAATGAAATCTTATTACGTACTGAAGCATTCATCGGATGGGGAATTCTTGACGAGAAGGCATTTGCTCG